TCATGTAAAGTCTGTCTCAACTGCTCTCGCATCTTGAGTCACTCCTTACCGGTCAACTGTGCTTTGCCCAGTTGCCACCCCACTTCGTGGTCTTTCTTTCTTTTGTTTTCACTAGGGTCCCTCGGACAACCTTCTACGGTCATGGCAGCCCCCGCTACCGCCTATGCTTCCCCTAGCGCCGCTTTCTTCGCTCTCTTCCAAGAGCAAGATCTGCGTTGCTTCCGCCCCCTCACTTTAGCTCATAGCCTCCGCTATGATGCCCCCGTGAGGCCCCGGCAGCTCCCCCGCCTTCGCTCCATCACCGTTCCTATCACCTCCCTCGATGAGGGTTTCACCCCCATCCTCATCGCCCGTCCCTCTCTTCCCCTCCTTGGCGGTGGTCTCAAGGAATTGGTTGAGATGCTCGCCCCCACTACCCACCGCGACACCGTAGCTTCACCCATCCTGGAAGCCGTCGCCGGTCCCCTTCGCACCTCCATCCAGCGCTACCCCTATGAGGTGCCTGCTCATGCCGTTCCCGTCCTCCAACGTTTCGGCATTGAGGCCTCTGGTTTTGGTTTCAAGGCGCATCCCCACCCAGTGCACAAGACTATTGAGATCCACCTCCTGTTCGAGCACTGGCTCAACCTCTGTCGTTCTCCCTCCGCCGTGCTTTTCATGAAACAGAGCAAGTTCGAGAAGTTGCAGCACGAAAACGCCAACTTCGAAGCGCTTGCCAACTACAACCTGACCGCTCGTGACACGACTCGTTATGAGCAGGTCGCCGTCGCCCCCCCCACCCAAGCCGTCTGGTTTATGCACGACGCGCTGCAGTACTTCTCACTCTCCCAAGTGGCTGCTTTCTTCGCGGACTGCCCTCACCTTGAGAAGCTTTTCGCTTCCCTCGTCGTCCCTCCGGAGTCAGACTTCACCAACCTCTCCCTTTTCCCGGAAATTTACCGGTACAGCTTCGCTGGCTCTCGCCTCAACTATCAGTTGGAGGGCAACCCCGGCCACTCGTACAGCCAGCCTCGTGAAGCCCTCGAATGGCTCAAAACCACCACCATTCGCTGCGGCAACCTCTACCTCACCGTCACCAAGCTCGAGTCTTGGGGCCCCGTGCACTCCCTGCTCATCCAGCGCGGCAAGCCATCCGTGCATCTGGAGCATGACGAAGTTTCCTTCGTCGGCCCTGACGCTGTTGCTCTCCCAGAAGCCGCCGCTCTCCGCCAAGACCTCCGCCACCGCCTCGTCCCTCGCACAGTGTACGACGCCCTCTTCGTTTACGTTCGTGCGGTGCGCACTCTCCGCACCACCGACCCTGTCGGTTTCGTCCGCACTCAAAGCAACAAAGCGGAGTATAGCTGGGTCACCTCCGCTGCCTGGGACAACCTCCAGCACTTCGTCACTGAAACGGCAGCCCATCGGGTTCCAAATCGGCATTTCTTCTTCAACTCCACTTTCGCTAAGTGCCGCTACTGGTGCTCTCAGCACAAGCTCGGGCTGCTCACGGTCACCACTCCCCCTGCCTGCGGCCTCACCCTCTTCACCGGGGCTAAGTTGGCCTCCGCCATGAGCTCTCGCCTCACCGCCCTCGCCGTGTTCCATCATTGGGTGGTGCCTCCCCCAACCCTCTTCTTCACCCCGAAGGCTCCTCTTCTGGCCATCCAGCTCACTCGTCTTCCGCAGCCACTCTTCTCTTCTGTGCCCTTCTTGCACAAGCCTCTCGGCAAGCTCTCGTTGAGGCTTCTCAACCGCTTCCCTTTTCTGAGGCGCTTCTTCCCCGACGCCCCGATACCAACCTGGGCCCGCCTGCTCACCGTGGCCATTGCGCTCTCTCCAGCCGTCTGGCTCGCGATCCGCCACTTCATTGGCCCCGATGCTCCTCAAGCGCTCAACGACCACTACGTGCGCTTCTTCCACCCTGACCGCTGGCAGCTCACCTTCGAGAGACAACCCCGCTTCGTAGCTTTGGACCGCACCTTCCCCTGGCCTCTGCCCCAAGCCCCGGAACCCACCGAGCCGAGAGATTCGGACGTCCCCCTCGAAACCGTCCCGAGTCCTCTACCCGTCGTCGCACCTCTGCCTGCCCCAGCAACCTCCGTCCCCCCCGTTGACACCTCAGCCACCACTGTCTCCGCTGTTGAGCCCTCTCTCAGCACGGAAAGCCTCAAAACTGTTGAGGCTCCCTCCGGCACCACCATTCTGCAGCCCCGTGAGCTGAAAGACACCATCTTTCCTCTTCCCGCCGCCGCTCTCGCCGTCACCCCGCCTGAGCCAGCCCCAGCTCCCGCTGAACCTGTCAGCGCCTCCACCGTCCTCGGCACCGCCCCACTCTCTCGCGACTTGCACACCGGGCACGTCTCAACGCCCGCCACTGAACCGGGCCTCGTTGAGCCGGAGCACTCTCCTCTCGCCGCAGATTCTTCAGCCACCGGCGAGGTCTCCGAGTTTTTCAACCTTCACCCCGCTGATTGGATCGCTCCCACCGCCACGTTTCTCGCCCGCCGTCGCGGCGAGACCATTTCTGGAGCCAAGTACCCAGCCATGGACTGCCTCTTGGCCGCCGTTTCGGCTGGAGCGAACATTCCGAAAGACGCTCTCTGGAAAACCATCTGCTCTTACTTCCCGGACTCCATGCTGCGCGAGGAAGACATAGCCAAGCATGGCCTCTCCACTCACCATTTTGCTGCCTTGGCCCGTGAGCACCGTCTGCAGGCCACTTTCCACTCAGCTGGCAACCAGTTCGTGCTTGGCGTCGAGCACCCTTCTGTCTCCTTCCACATCGACCACACTCCTGAGTCTGCCACCGCTCCCGGCCATTTCTCTCTGCGCGCCGACGAGCGGCAGCACTCTCCGCGCCTGCTCGGCGGCCGCGCAGCCGATCTCGTTCATGCAGCTCTAAAATTCAAAGTCGGCAGCGCTGTGCTTCCCTTCCAGCAAGCGCACGATTACACCACCAACGTGGCTCGTGCTAAAAATTTGATCAGCAACATGAAAAATGGCTTTGACGGTGTTCTCGCCAACATCGATCCGGCGCACACTAATGAGTCCCGCGACCGTCTCCTGTCCTTGGACGGCGCCATGGACATAGCTGCACCGCGTGATGTCAAGCTCATCCACATCGCCGGTTTCCCTGGCTGTGGCAAGTCTTACCCAATCGCCCAGCTCCTCAAGTCTCGCGCATTCAAGCACTTCAAAATTGCGGTGCCCACTGTTGAATTGCGCAACGAATGGAAAGGTGTCCTCAAAGTCAAACCTCAGGACAACTGGCGCATCAGCACGTGGGAATCAAGCCTTCTCAAATCCGCCCGCATCTTGGTCATAGACGAGATTTACAAGATGCCAAGGGGCTATCTGGACCTGGCCATTCACGCGGACCCCACGATCGACTTAGTCATCGCTTTGGGGGACCCGCTCCAGGGCGTCTACCATTCAACTCATTCTGACTCATCCAACCATCGCCTCAGCAGCGAGGTCAAGCACCTGCAGCCTTACATGGACTACTACTGCCTCTGGTCCCACCGTGTGCCTCAAGATATCGGCACGTTCTTCGGCATCAAGTCTACTTCCACCGTCCCAGGCTTCAAGTCTTACCAAGCCAACATTCCAAGCAACCTCCGCCAGTTGGCCAACTCTCAGTCCGCCGCTAAAGTCCTCAATCAGTGCGGCTTCTCCTCTGTCACCATCGCGTCCTCCCAGGGATCCACCTACTCTGCGCCGGCCTGCATCCATCTGGACCGCCATTCCATGTCCCTCAGCCATGCTCACTCTCTCGTCGCTCTCACTCGCAGCAAAAGCGGCGTCATTTTCACTGGCGACAAGCGCGTTCTTGAGGCCCCAGGCGGCAACCTGCTCTTCTCTTCTTATTTCCAGGAGAAAAAAGTTGACCTTCGCGCGCTCTTTCCAACAGAGTTCCCATGCTGCCCCATTCTGCTCGAGCCTCTCAAGCGCCGCCCCACAGACCTCACTGGCGGTGCTCCTTTCCCTTTCCGCGACGAGGCGCGCGTCTTCAACCCAGAACGTCGCGACGACGTCTTCGTCGAGGCCGCTGTCGTCTGCGGTGATGGCTCCAGCAACGCTCCCCAGGTCAGCACTCACTTCCTCCCTGAGACTCGCCGGCCCCTCCATTTCGACCTCCCATCCGCGAAACCCGAGTTCGCGGCCCATGAGGCCCCCGCTCCGCTCACCGACACCTTCATCGAGCCGGTCTACCCTGGCGAGACCTTCGAAAACATTGCCGCTCACTTCCTCCCGGCTCATGATCCGGAAGTCAAAGAAATTCTGTTCAAGGATCAGCGCAGCAATCAGTTCCCTTTCATAGATCAGCCATTCCACGTTGGGGCTCAGCCTGCTTCCCTTTGCGCCGCAGTCCATCACTCCAAGAAGGATCCCACTCTCCTCGCAGCCTCCATCGAGAAAAGGCTTCGCTTTCGGGCTTCTGACGCCCCTTATCAAATCACTGCCAAGGACGAGATCCTGGGCTCCATGCTGTTCGAAGCCCACTGTCGCGCCATGCGCCGGGACCCCAACGTCCGCGTACCATTTGATGAGGCCCTGTTCGCTGAATGCATCGCCCTCAACGAGTTCGCTCAACTCACATCTAAGACTCAGGCCGTGATCATGGCCAACCATGAGCGCTCTGACCCTGACTGGCGCTACACTGCAGTGCGTATATTCGCCAAGAACCAGCACAAGGTCAATTCTGGCTCCCTCTTCGGCCCCTGGAAAGCTTGCCAAACCCTCGCCCTCATGCACGACGCCGTGATCCTGCTCTTCGGCCCCGTCAAGAAGTACCAGCTCATCCACGATGAGCGCGATCGCCCTGAGCACATCTTCATCTATGCTGGGCGCACTCCTCAGGAAATGTCCGAGTGGTGCCAAAAGTTCCTCACCCCGCGCTCCGCCAGCTCGCCCGTCCCAGTCATGGTTTCCGGGGACGACTCCCTCATCGGCTGCCATCCGCACTTCGTCGCGAACGACTACACAGCGTTCGATCAGTCCCAACATGGTGAAGCCGCTGTTCTTGAACGCCTGAAGATGGAACGCGTCAACATCCCTGAGTGGCTCATCGCCCTGCACATTATGATCAAGACGCACATCACCACCCAGTTTGGCCCTCTCACTTGCATGCGGCTCACAGGTGAACCAGGCACCTACTTTGACAACTCCGATTACAACCTGGCCGTCATTTTCCTCGAGTATTCCATGTCCGGGCAATGGCTGTCCGAAAACCCGCTCTGGCCAGCCATCAAGCCGCTCCTGGCCCTGCGCTTCAAGAAAGAAAAGACCCGCTACGGCAACTTCTGCGGGTACTACGTTGGCGCAGCCGGCGCAGTTCGCATGCCCAGGGCACTGTTCGCCAAGATCTTCATCGCTGTTGAGGACGCCTCCATCGCTGACAAGATGGCTTCTTATGCCACTGAGTTCGCCATTGGGCACAGTCTCGGCGACGCGCTCTGGTCCCTCCTCCCTGTCGAGGAGGTTGTCTATCAGTCGGCCGTCTTCGACTTCCTTTGCCGCAATGCTCCGCGGGAACTCAAACTGCTCTTCAAGCTCGGCCCTGTCGAGCGCTCTGTTGTTGAAGCAGTCCAAGAATTTGCCACCTGGGCTTCTTACGCCTTCTACCGCTTCCTCAATTCAGCTCAGCGCAAGGTGCTCCTCACTCGCTCTCCCCAGCTCCACTTCCCGGGCGATGCCCCCGAAGTTTCCCAGCTTCAGGGTGAATTGCTTCAAAGCTTCTCAATGATGCAACCGACCCTTCCACTCACTGGCGGCCTGCTTCTCCCTCCTGCTGTCGACGCTCCAATGTCTGATGACTCGCTCGCTGGCCGCGCCCGCTCTCAACGCGATCCTGATCATCGTGTTGATCCTCAGCCTTCTCTGCCTCTGGCTCCCTCGGTGCAGGAAACCCCCGGCGGCCCGGCGATCACGGTCCCCTTCCAATGGGTCGCACTTGTTGTGAAATCCGAGTCCACCATCTTCACCGTTGATCCCCCGCGCGCCAAGTCTCTCACCCAGCTCATCGGGCCTTACCGTCATGCCCGTCTCCTCTCTCTCGAAGCCATTCTCATGCCCACTCTGAACGCCTTCCAAAACCCCGTCACGGTCCACATGGTCTGGACCGTCAACACCGTGCAGCCCGCCTCCGGGGAAGAACTCTTCTACCCGGGCGGCCAGGCTCTCACTGTTGGCGGCCCGGTCTCCATGTCCGCCCTTGCCACCGTCCCAGCCGACGTCTCGCGCCTGAACCCTGTCATCAAGGGCGCCGTCGCCTTCCTGGACACTCCCCGTCTCACCGGCACCACTATGAAGTGTGCCAAATCTGAAACCTCCCCCATGGCCTACGTGGTCATCCGCGGGACCCTCGCCCTCTCCGGGCCTGTGGGTACTCGCCTCTCTGAATAAAGCCTCCAATGCGCAGCAATGCGGTTCTGGTGCAGGTCCCAAGCGACCTGTGGCTTAAATAAATGTTTGTTTTCTTTTCCGTTTGTTTGTTTATAAAAAAAAAAAAAAAAAAAAAAAAA